TGTAGAACTGAGGGATCATAGATTCGTCAGTTACTTGATAACCATAACCATGAGTGCGGGAATCAAACTCATACTGAAAATCTTTCTTGTTGATGTAACTTTTAGACTGAGTTGCACCCATGAAAGTAACAACCTTGAGCATCAGACGATTGTGAATCTGACCCGTGTGAAATTTGACGGGATAGAAGTCAACAACCATGTTGCCATCTTTGGAAGTGAGTTGCATTTGGTGTGAATCCCTTTGACTCTTCTAATATACAGACCCTGGCGCCTATTGGCGACCAGAGTGGACAGCACGCGAATTGTCCACCGACTTGGCGATTGTTTGCTCCAATCGGATCATACTTGCTTCGAGTTTAGCAACAGAACGATCTAACCTTACGATCTCATCAAAAAGCGATGTAGAGGTGTTTGGGGTCAAGAACTTGCGAATTTTCATCGGTGTAATGTGTTTCTGAAACGGGGACAAATTCATCTTGAGAAATGTCATAAACTGTGACATCCTGTTGTAGCGTCTCTTTGGAGCACACTTGAAGTTGCTCCAACAGTTGCAAGTAAGTCATTTTGAAATGCGGTGATAATCGATGGATTTGATGCACCAACCTGCGGCACATGTGATCTCTTCAACTAGATCATCTTCATCATCTGCTTCCCATGGACCCAGACAATCTTCGATCGTTTGTTGTTGACAATCAAGAGGAACATCGCCCTCTTCATCATCAGTGAAGTCGAACTCAATTTCAGTGACGTTAAAGATCATTGTCATCAACCTCCGAACATTTCATCGAACAGATTGTCAGCGTTCTGTGCTCGTTCTTGCATTTCTGCATGTCGATCGAGTTGATCACGCATGGCAATCAGTGATGCTTGCTTCATCTTAAGTTTGTCCATTTCCACATTCAGGTAATGTAGTTTGGTGTTGATTTCACAACGGTCGAGACCACCAACCGTGGGCATATCGTACATTGTGTTGTTGATCTTGCGGGGTTGGTAAGTGACAGTCATGAATGAATCCCTTTGACTCTCTTAATATACATGCCACAGGCGCGCCTGGCGCGTCTGGTGGACACTTTGATCAACTGTCCCCCATCGGGAATGTTATTGTTGCTCCCTTGTCCAACCATTTTTTGGCAGTGGTGAAGTTTCGATAGGAAAATGCGCGACGATCAACTAACTTGAACGTCCCATATCTGTTCGTCTGAACATAACCTTCATGATCACATTCTTGACCCTCAAACTGACACACAACGTTCTCATCTGCGATCATACCATCCATGATCAATTCCTTGATGTGCATGATAAGTTTGTAGAGATATGTTTGCATCTTGGTCATACCTGCATCTGCAATATCTTTCTGTTCTCGTATGCACTTATTGACTGCAACCTTCAGTTCTTTTGCTTCCTTACCTTCGGGAAACTTGACGAAGTTTGCTGCAGCACCTGCAAGACTGATCAGGTAGTTGATTCTACGATGACGGGAAGAAATGGTGACGTTTGTGTTAAGGAACCGCACTCGATCTTGACCGAATGGTTTACCCTTCTGTCGGTTTGCATATACTTCAGGAGGAGACACATCCCAGGGGAAACCGAAGCGAACCTCTGCATCCTTGATTGTGTTACCAACGTAATGAGTATGAGCAGCGAAGACGATAGATTCTGGAGAGATTATATCAGGAAACTTGTATGTAATGCAATTAGGAGTATATTCACAATCACCACCATAACCAATAAAATCGCCTTGGTATATACCATTGAGACGAGGAAGCGAATCCATGCAAATATGCAGGATAGATGCTACTCTCGGTTTGTCACCGTGATTCCGTTCAATATCAGCGTGAGTATAATTGATCTTGATCTTTACTTTATTGAAGACAGACTTAGTACCTACAAAGAATCGATTGTTTTCGGGGTTTATGCCCCAAACAATAGCAGGTGCTCCATCATATTTGACAGAAACAGTATTATCAATGCAACGGAGAAACCGCAGCATTTCCATGAAATCTTCCCGAGAAGTTAATAAACAGTCTTCGGGATGCTCGAGATGTGTGTTTTTCATGGTTTTATATTAAAACCATGCGGAAAACAAAGCAACCGCCTTTGTGACAGTTTTTATATAGTCATACGCCAAAACGCTGTTATCGCGTTTTTGAGTTCTTTTTTATATAAAAAAAAATTAGGCACAAAAAAAGCACCCTTTCGGGTGCTACATCTTACGAGGTTTGTGTGGCATATCCAGGTACGCCTGATGAATCAATGCACTCAATTCATCGGCGCATTTACACCACTTTCTTCTCAGTAATTTTGTCTCTGGTTTATGTCTCGTCTCATTATTATTAAATTGATCGTACCACTCATGCCAAAGTTTGTTACACTCACAGTTCTTGACATTCAGATGTGGTTCTTTATACAACTCACTCCGATTGCAACGTGTCTAGGTAATCTAGAAGTTTGCGGATGTTGCCATCCTGGTTTACACTCGGGTTGTCAATCATCTCTGCCATGAGAACATTGAGTGCCGTCTTTGATTGTTCTCTAATTCTCTCTTTCTGTTCGTAATCTAAAAACTTTGGTTCTTCCATTAGTCAAACTCTACCTGATCGAGTGGAATAGGATCTTCCTCCTGGGTGTTATATGCAGGAGGAAACATGTGTGCTTCATAGAACATATTTAGCACCGATTCACACTCTCTGTAGGTGTTACTATCAACTACAGTTTTATTGATCTGATAGTAACGAACTGCATCATAAATTAGATTCTTTTGTGAATGAGATAATTCCATCAGGTAGTAAACTGTTCCACAATACAGGACTCAAGATCTTCTGCGAGGGCATATGTTGGTGCCTTGATGATATTCTCTCGCAGACGATTGTAATAGTCGTCGTTCAATCCATCATCCTCAGCAGCAATCAAGTCAAAACACTCATCATCATTTTGTGCAACAACAACCCACATTCCGCCATACTCAGAACGAGGAAATGGGATGAAGTGATCAACAGTATAGAGAAACTTGGATGTCATTTTCCTATGTAAAGTTCAGTAAGATTTTAGTAAATTATTTGATAGATGTCAACCGTGGAGGTGGCGGCATTTTCATCTTAGTTTCTTCCTCATAATCATCATGGAAGTCAACATATTCCATCAACATGTGAACCATGTCGTATAGTTCTTCGACTTGATCTTCAAGGAGTTCAATACTCTTTTTCATAACACAAATGCCAATTCGAGTGGATTAAGATGTTCCAGATTCAACTGCATTGCAGTGAACGGAGTTGTGTCCCTGATGTCTACTACACTACCAACCTTTTTGCAGTTGATTGGAGCATGGAACTGTTGTTTTTTGGTGTTGTAGAATCCCCAGATAGTACGATGTGGATTGTGATTATTGAACAAATACCCAGGGCGATATACAAGGAAGATTGCAATAACATTAGTCTTAAAGCAAACTTCCTCGTAGAAGTGATCGTCTGTTGGTGGTTCGTGTGGAAATCCATCGATCATCGCTCCACTTTCCAATCAGTGTTACCTTTAGCAGGAACCCAGAAATAGTAAGACTTATTCAGTGACTGAAGGTACAACCATTGTTGACCCTCATGTTCACGAACAATTTCAACAACACAAGTGTGAAACAAATCCATCTCATTAGCAAAGCGATTCTTTGCTTTACGAGACAGAGGAGTGACACAAACTCGTTTGGTTTTGGTAGTCATCAAAGATCGAGAATAGTTTGGAAGTTTACAATTTCGGACACCACAACTTGTTGGGTGTCTACATTGAGAACAACATGTTCCCATTGTGTGTCATCAGCACCACGAGCATACATCTCTAACGATGTATCATCTACACGTTTGAAGAATGTTTTGTCGGGTACAGGATTCTGTCGGAGTTGTTTCCGACCACGGAGATTACCTACTGAATTGTAAGCAAATCCGAGTTGAATTAGTTTGTCAGGTACACTCATTTGCGACTGAAGTTATTGTAGGGCATCGAGCAACGGGTTCCCCGTGGATCGGGACGGTTTGGTGATTGTCACTCCCTTAGATTTAGGCGTGTTCCTGGTAGTCTGTCTCACCGTGGTTTTGACTCTCTCAGATCCATTGCCATCACTGGGGTGCAGTAAATGTTTATTTTGTTTTTTTGTTGATTTTGGTTTGGCAGGTGTCCTAGGTCGTCTCTGCGGTTTAGACTGCGACTTTTTCATTTTATCTAACTTACGCATAGCAATATCGAATGACGTTGCTAACTCCAGTTGTTTCCCGTTGTGAATTATCATCCACTTTTTACCGCATGGAAGTACACACCACATCCCATCTGGAGAGATATAATCTCTCACAGTTGTTGGATGTAGCATACTGGAGTTGTGGTTGTGATACCTATCCTTCATCGACGAATCTCACTGATAGCAGGTTGACCTTGTTCAAAGACGGTATCAACGACCGCCTGAACCTTTCTGGAGGTGGTGATACCCACAGAGTCATAAACAGGGACGCAGACCAATCCAAAGGTCTTAGAAGTGTCGCCCAGACGGATTACACGACCGATAGATTGACTGATGCCGATGTAGTCCATGTTGCGGAGGAAAACAACACTCTCAAGACCATTCACGTTGATACCTTCAGACAAAATAGAGTGATGCAGAACCACAAACTTTTTGTTGGGATCTTTACCCCATGCGTTCAGAGTATCGAAGAACACTTCACGGTTCACTTTCTGACCGTCAATGATAGCACCAGTCTTACTGGTGATTGTCATCCAAGACATGCCACGTTTGGCACACTCAAGTGCGAAGTCACTATCAGTCAGAAGACCAATGATTTGTTTGGTAGTGCGAGCACAGACCAGAACTTTCTCAGTCTCTTGATCATCAATAGTCTGCATCAGAAAGTCACAGTCACGGGACCAGACTTTCATCTTATCTTGCACCATGTCCAGTTGTTTGACTACAACTTTGGGAGGAAGAATGTAACCACCTTCAACCAACTCAGGTGCAGGAACATTGACCAGAA